TGACAACTTAGTTGCGCTGTCACAGTCGTGCTATTTCTTCGCAGGTGAATCTGTAGCCAAGGTTGCTCATGAGGTTGGGATGGAGTATACCGCGGCTGACAAAGGCGTGCGTGGGGTCCTCAACAAGAGGTTGCAGGACTGCCAGTTCGTCAAGCGGACGTTTCACTTTGCACGGGGGCGTTGGCGAGCGCCTCTCTTACTGAAGAGCATTGTGAAAATGTTGGTGTGTGCCACCAAGGGGGAGCTGAGCTCGCAAGACCATGCGGCGGTTATTATCTCCAATGCCGCCGCTGAGCTCTTCTTTCACGAGGAGGACGTGTTCGCGAAGTGGGTGCCTAGACTGCGAGAGATAGCAGCCAAGGTTGGAGCGACAGAGAGTGCCTTGTACTCAGTTTTGGAGTTTGATGAGTACGAGAGGAGATTTCAGGCGAATAACTACCCAAGGTGGATGGTGGCAGATAGGAGTGCTTTTGGTGAGCAGCCTAGAATGCCACTCGTGGATTTCAGCGACGCACGGCTGGAAATGTCGGTTCAACAAAGTATGGTTGATGGCTCCCAAGTGGGCCAGACAGTCGTCACGGAGGGTGAGACGATGGAGATGACGACGGATCGGGCCGTCGTGAGAGATGGTGAGGAGACCACCGAGAGAGTTGCCCTCTGGCATCCAGCGCAGAAGGTCACCCTCGATGGCTTCCTCACTAGGCCAACGTTGATTGCTACGGGAGCGTTGCAGTCTACTGATGCTAATTTGACCCCGATTGCCTCCCTGTTGCCACTTACGACGTTCTTGGCTAATTCGGCGGTGGTTAAGAAGGTGGCGAATTTTGGGCTTGTGCGGGGAACGATGGAGGTGACAATGATGGTTACTGTCCCCTCCAACGCTTACGGGCTTTACCTGTTGCAGGCCCTACCTGAGGGCGGGGATCTCCCGTATGGCGCTGGTGCGGGGGCCTACGAGGAAGTTGGAGGTTCTAGCGTGGACACCCCTTACACGGCGACCCAGGGGATCCACGGGTTTATAGACATAGGAACCAGCAACTCGGTGGTCTTGAAGTTGCCGTCTGTGTATCCGCGGGAGGCGAGATACACAACTTCAGACGCAGTGGCCTTTGGGGACCCGTTTAGAATCATTTTGTGGAGTTTGGCGGGCCTCCAAAACTCGGTGAATGCTACGGCTATATCGGGGACGTATAAGATCTATGCGCGGTTCTTAGACGATTATGAGCTCGGTATGCCCGTAATGCAAATGGACAGGTCTGGGAGTTTGACGAACTTCAAGGCCAAGGCCACCAAGGTGAAGGCCAAGGTGGACCAGCTGAGAGAGTCCAAGACCGTGTCTAAAACGGCGGGGATGGTGGCGAAGGGTGCTGCGGCGGTTACGGC